AAGGGAAACTCCCTATAGTAATTATGATAATGTCTGACAGAATACACACATTGATAGGTTTTTTAACAGGAGTGAATGATGATTGATTTAGAAAGAGAAAAGTGGATGGCACTGCAAGACATCAACTCAGAAGATGTTGCAGATGCGATATGTGATAGCCAAGCTATCGTAGAAGCAATACAGTCAAACGCATGGGCTGATGTTGCAGACATGGTTCGATCAAGAGTCGAACTCAAAGCAGAACGACTTGCACAAACAGCATTAGAAATACCGCTGACTCCTTGGGTTGACAGTGATGAAGAATTGCAATTGTGGCGTTATTACCGCATGGAATTACAGCGTGAAGCTATTGAACAGAACAAGCCTAAATTGCCTAAAATCAACCCTTACCACAGCGAGGCCAGCAATGAAAACTAAGCTGAATCTTGAAAGAATCATTGAGGAGCATTCCAATGAGTATTACTGTTCGTTCTGCATTAAACCTCGCAACCCAACAGATAAATGTTGCGATGACTCGTTTTTTATCTTATTTTCAGATTTGGACTCCCACACTCAGTTTGAGCGAGCGCACGAAATTGCGACAAAAGGCGGCTAGAAAATTGAAAGAGAAGCCTAAGACGCAAAGGGTGGTTATGCCATCCAAACTAATCACCGACCCATCATTCGGGTATGTGAACTCAGCCCTGACCGATGTGTCAGCAACATGGAAGAAGCATTCAACAGGAGTGAAAAATGCTGGATTATTCAACAATCCTAATGCGGATAGAGAGAACGACAAAGAAGTTAGAGGAGAAGTGCCTACACAAAAAATTCGAAGGGTTCAGTAGCGATATTGCCCTAATCCACAGTGATCTAACACTGTTGGCAATGTGGGCAGTAAACAAAGAAGCGATAGATATTTTTAACGATGCGATGGGAGTCAAGGAATGAATCAAGAACAGGTGTTAAGTCTTCTCGGTAAGAATGTCAATGAACATACTGAGAAGAAAGGAAAATTGACATATCTTTCATGGGCGTGGGCATGGGCAGAAGCAATAAAAGCAGACCCCGATGCAACTTACAAGATCGAGATGTTTGGGGACAAATGTTTCATGGACATAAACGGCACTGCAATGGTGTTCGTAACAGTCACTATGTTTGGCAAACCAATGACTTGCCAACTTCCAGTGATGAATCATCTTAATAAAGCAATTGAAAATCCTGATGCATTTGCAGTCAACACCGCCATCATGCGTTGCATGACTAAAGGATTGGCACTGCATGGACTCGGTATGTACATCTATTCTGGAGAAGATTTGCCTGAAGGCGAGGGTTCAGACATAGATGTAGGCATGATGATTGACCATTTAGCGGCTATTGAAGCGGCATCAACAATGGATGAATTGAAGGAGGTTTACGCCACTGCTTATAGAGCTTGCAATGCTGATAAGACTTGGCAGAAAAAAGTAATTGATGCCTATGAAAAGCGTAAAGGAGCATTGAAATGAACAACCCACCAGCATTTCCAATGTGCATTGATGATGGAGAAACCCGCAAATATATGATTGGCATGACCTTGCGTGACTACTTTGCGGCAAAGGCTATGCAAGCGTTAATCGATAATGATGGTCTATTTTCAGAAATACCAACACAGGCTTACGCTTTGGCAGACGCAATGCTGAAAGCGAGGGAAGCATGAGCGATATTGAACAAGGCACACCAGAATGGTTTGCACAGCGTTGCGGCAAAGCTACGGCTTCTCGTATCTCTGACATTGTTGCTAAGACAAAGACAGGCTACAGCACCAGTAGAGCAAACTACATGGCACAGTTGGTAGTCGAGCGCATGACTAACCAAGTGGCAGAGTCATACTCAAATGCCGCAATGGAGTGGGGTGTTGAGAACGAACCTTTTGCCAGAGCCGCATACGAGGTTAAGACAGGCAATACAGTCGATCAGGTAGGTGCTATTGACCATCCAAGGATTGCTATGTCTGCCGCCTCTCCTGATGGCCTAATTGGTGACGATGGATGCTTAGAGATTAAGTGTCCTAACACCTCAACCCACATTGATACCATTTTGGGAGATGAGCCAGCAAAGAAGTATTACGACCAGATGCAGTGGCAAATGGCGTGTGCAAACAGAAGTTGGTGTGACTTTGTGAGTTTCGACCCACGAATGCCAGCGCACCTACAACTGCTTGTCCAAAGAATCGAGCGCAATGACTTATATATTGCAGAACTCGAAAAAGAGGTTGTCCAGTTTCTTGTGGAAGTGGATGACAAAGTGAAAAAACTCAATGAAATTAAGGTGTAAATATGGAACAGCGTGATAACTCAGGTGTATTGTTTAAGAACGACAAGAAAGAAACAGGAAACCATCCCGACTACAAAGGGAACATTATGGTCAATGGGCAAGCCTATTGGCTGTCAGCATGGATTAAAGAGGGCAAGAACGGCAAATTCATGGGACTAGCAGTCAGCCCTAAAGAAGAACAAACAAGCCAGCCTCAAAGCAAGCCTAAAGCCAAGATTGAGGACATGGATTCGGATATACCTTTTTGATGTGACTCAATGGGGAAAGCGTAAGTGAGTACCCACTAACTTAACAGGAGTGAATGATGAGTAAACTTGACAATATACATTTTGGCGGTGAAGTGAAAAGATTCTTTGACTTGCCTATCTTTAATCGGGTGAGAACATCTGACCCAATAACCAGTTATGAAGCCGCTGATTCTGCAAAGGACTTGGCTTCTAAGCATTTTTCCATGATTGTGGACGCTTTAAAGGCTCATGGCTCGCTTGGTAAAGATGGAATAGCCCAACATAGTGGGTTAGAGTCTAATCAGGTTGCAAGGCGTTTAAACGAGTTGTCCAACATGAACTTAATTGAGTTGACAGGACGCACAGTCAAATCAAAATCAGGACGCAACGAGCGTGAATGGAGAGTTACACATGATTGAAAATGTACTTCACATAATCACTGTTTTGGCAATTGGTGGAGGAGCACTCATACTCGGCATATGGGTCTTCCTCCACTTCTTTGACGATTAAGCAACTAAGCCATTGAGGTAGGTGGTCTTACCAGCTATCTTGGTGGCAGTCAGTTCTTGTTTCTTGAGGTTGTTTGGGTCATAGCTGACATGAACCCAACCAGAATCAGGGACTCCTTGGGTATAGAACTCTAAGATCAATTGCGTGTAGTCGAGGTTGTCCATAATCCACTGAGCCAGATCAGCATTGGCAACACCAACTATCTCAATGTCAGCGGCTTGGCCTTTGCAGTGGTCAGAGGTTTTAGAACCTCCTACAGCGGCATTGGACTCAGGACTGCGATAACCTGAGTTCACAGTCACAGACTTTCCAAAGTGTTCACGAACAGGTTGAAGAACCATTTCGCAAAGAGTTTTCAAGTTCTCTAATGCCTCATCATCAGGTGTATTGTCTAGACCCAAACGAGTGGCAGTGTCTGACTTGGTGAGTTCTTTCAGGGTGAAGTTGGCTGATAAGTTCATGGTTTTCCTTTCAAGGTTTGGTAGATGGATTCGTAGGCTTGCTGACAGGCTGTGAGTTGTCTGATTGCTTCATCTCCTGAGTCGGTGATGGAGACAAGAGATCGAGCAGTCTCTGCGTCAAGTTCGGCTCTCTCTTGACCGCTATCTCCGCTGGCAGGGGCGGTATCTGTGGTGGTTTGTACGGGGCAGTAGGTTGCTTTGACAGGAATCCGCAACCGTAAAGCACCAGAATCAATGTCAGCATTACGCTTTTGTTGAACAAGTTTTGCATCTTGATTTGCTTTCTGAAGTTTAGTGGCTTGGGTTTGGATTGCTGAGACTAGGATTTGTTCTTTCTGCCTAGCCTCTGCATTGAGTTTGGCAATCTCAAGTTGCTGACGAGTAATCTCATCCTCTGAGCCTTTCCAATACCCACTACCAAATGCACTCAGCACCGCCAAAACGATGCCAAGAAGCACATAAGGGTTGAAGATACTCATGGCTTTGGTGGCTCATCAGAGTCAGCATCAGCATCAGCCTTGGCAAAAGCCTTGGCACTGGCTGAAACAGCACTACGACCAGCTACACCACCTAAAACACCAGTGATGAACACCATGATGGTATTGATTTGCTGTGTATATACCTTGTCAATTGCCGCCATGCCATTCATAGGCTGAGTCACAAATGAAACTGAGTACAAGAACATTGCCACTGAACCAAAAAGAATCATTGTCAAGCAGAAGATGACAAGTGCCCAAATTCTGACTTCAATTTCTTCAGCAGTCATGCGTGTGTTTTGTTTATATCCAACTGTAGGCATTATTTTTTCTCCACTTCAGGTTTAACAAGTTGCTCAGGACAAGTGCCTGTTGCAACACAAATAGGGGGCTTACATTCAGTATTTTCCCAATTTTGAGGGTCTTGGCAAGGGTAACGAAATCTGTCTTCACAGGCAGACAACAGAACCAATGCCATCAAACAAATAACTCTCATTTTTCTTTCTCCCTGTCTTTCTGTTCAACTTGTCTTCTCAATTTCTCTACTTTTTCAATCTGAGACTTAGCCTCATTTTTAGTCTCCAAGATGTCAAGATAAAGAATACCCATGATTGGCAATAGCAGAGCAATCAGTACGCAAGCGGCAATCCAACCCATTACTTCTTCCCCCAATGACTTACGAACAGTAACCACAGCCAAAGGTAGAGGAGGAATATAGAAGTCGCTATTACTGCTCCTAGCTTTGCTTGTAGGTTTCTTTCCTCCTCTTTGCGTAGCCATACCTCTTGCCTCTTAATTGCTTCTTGTCTCAACCTTGCCTGAGTCTGCTCCTCCTCAATCTTGTCCTTCATGCTAAAGACCTCTGAGTACAGTGCGCCCATCTCAGGAGGGCTTTGATACACCATACACTCACGAATCTGCACAACTAACGCATCCATCTCTTGCTGTGCCATCACCCTCTTTAAAGCCGCTTCCATGTGGTTTTGTTCAGGGTCATAAACTGTCAGACTCTTTTCTTCTTCTTCTCTGATGTGTGCCGCAAGTTGTTCTTGAAGTTTGAAAAACGATGTCAGGTTCTTAACGATTTCAACTTTGACTTGAGTTTCGTCAACAGCGACATAAGCAGACTTCTTGATTTTTGCCACAGGCTTTGCCGTGGTTGGCTTTCTCTGAGTGACTGATCCAGCATTGCTTTCGCTTTGAAAAAACCTTCCAAAGAATTTTCCAATTGACCCAAAGAATCCATGCACCTCTTTGCCAATTGCAATGGCTTCATCAGCAGTGGCTTTAATTTCAACAAAAGATTCTTTTGCTTGCTTATAAAGTTCACAGCCAGCTTGAATCTGTTTGACAAGTCCTGCCGCAAGGAGGCAAATACTGATTGGGTCAATTTTGTTTCCTTAGCGTAATCTTTGTTCTAGCATTTCTAACTCTTTAAGCTCATCAGGTGTAATGGCTTGATTGGGTTGATTGCCTTGATTGGGTTGATTGGGTTGTTCAGGCTTGGCAATACCCAAATCTTCCTCTGTTATACCTGCTGTCTTATAAGCCTCATTCATAAAGCCAACTGTTTTTAAAGCCAATTTTGTTTTTTCTTCTCCTGTGGCTTTAAGTGCTTGAGAATATGTTTGCTCTGCTTTTAGCAAGTCTCTAACACCGTTTTTACTGGTTGCAAATTTTGCCAAAGCTAAAGGTGTTAAAAGTATTCCACCAGCAGATAAAACTGTTCCTGCCAATCCAATTCCACCAGCAACAGATGCACCTGCTGTTATACCCAATAACACTTTTTGAGCCGAATCAGCTTGGGCAGACGCAAGAGCAAGAGAAAAAGTATTTTGTGGTTTTGCTTGGCTTAATCTTGCGGCATTCACAAGTGTTTTAATGTTATTTCGTATTTCTTCATCAGGTATTGCGGCATCAAATGTTCTTTTGAATTTTTTGTCTTGTAACTTTTTATCAAGAGACAACAAAGAAGCAACAGCAGTTTCTTGACCTTCAGTTCCTATCAATCCAGAAAGATAATTTTTTTGTAAAGACGCTTTAATTTCACCCACATTTAATTTTGGATTTATCGTTTGCGCTCTTTCTAATGATTTATATAGTTGGTCTATTTCTGTGACATTTCCAGTGGCAAATATGGTGTCCCCAACTCGCTCAACTGTTTTGTTATTAAGTTTTGCAAGTGATTCAGGAAACAACTCAGTCGTACTT